ACACACATAACTCTTATAATATTATTATAAAAAAATAAAAACAATAACCATAATAATAAAAAATAAAAAAGGAATAACTATTTCCCTTATGGGATAAGTTTTACCAATCCTTATGGGAACCCTTTTCTAATTTTATAACATAATAAAGCTTATAACGTAGTAAACTAATAATATAATAAAGCTAATAACGTAGTAAATATATATTTAAACAGATACAATTTTTTGTAATAATTCCTGCTTGATTTTATCCGTGCCGACTTGAACCGATTTTATTTCCGCCCTACACATAGCACATGTAATAAACGTTTTAGTTCTTACCTTAGCAGAGCCGAATATACATTGAACGCAATATTCATGACCACAACCTAAACGAGCATTAGGGTTTTCATCGCAACAAATGGTACAATCCTGAACAAGTAGAGACTCATCGATATCAACATGAAAATCGAGTTTCTTCAAATGATATTTAGTTTCATCCATTGCAAAATCCAATCCAAGCGGCTCTCTAACAAAATAAGCATAATCATTAGACGATAACCCATTTCGTCGCACACGATACGCATCAAAATAGAAAGAGTCAAGCATACGAATTAGTCTAGAGTATAACAAATCGTTCTGTCTTGCCAAAGGATAAAGAGTGTCATACTCAATATCGATAACAGCCATATTGTTAACTGTTAGCGTTGATAACATATTTGAAGCAGTTCGACTGATAAACAACTGTTGAATAATATAAAACATGAGCTCTTTTTTTGTTCCTGATATGTAGGTTTGAAGCTTACTACATATGGCGGCAAGTTGAGGTTTTGTATAGCGTCCAAGATACACTATTTGCTGAGAAATATTGAACGGATGCTCCATATGAAACAAAATAACATCCATAAACATATTTTGAGCAATATGAGAATCGCAATTCTTCAGCTTATGGGTAAAAGATTGGCAAAATTGGCAGGGCATTTTTCTATAAAGCAAGTTGTTATAAAGTTATTAATAATTCACTTTTAATAATTGATTTGAAAACTTAAAGCTACTTTGTAATAATTATAATATAAACTATAAAATTAAAAGTATTTCATTTTTTTTTACAAACTAAACATTTTGTGATAGACTTAATTTTTATAAATAAATTTGATTATATTTTTTACACCTTTTCAAATAGAAGATGTACAAAGGTAAAAAAGGATTAAAAAAGGATAACCTCTTTGAGGTTTTACATGCCTTTAGTGCCTTTAGCTATAACCTTATGATTATATTTAATTACAATTTTATAACGTAGTAAAGTATATAACGTAGTAAAGTATATAACGTAGTAAACTATCTAACACTTAATAATTTCATCTATAATTTTTCTTTTAAAATCTTGTACCGAGCTAACATAATTATCTACTGTTCTGGTCTCTACTTCTTGTCCCGCATCTTTAATAAAATTACCCATTTCAAATCTGGTAACAGAAACTTCCTTGGTCTGTCCAATGCGATGGCATCTGGCAATAGCTTGTTCTTCAACTGCAGGATTCCAATGCGGGCTAACAAAATAAATCTCGCTATAATGTTCCTGTAAATTTAACCCTTCGCAACCAGTTTGAATCTGTAATATAAGAACTTCGTTTTTCTGACTTAAAATATCGTGCCGCTTTCCGTTACTAACTCTGCCATCAAATATAGCAATACTAGAAATTCCGCCATCACGTAGACGAGTAGCAATTGTATTTATTTCTTCTCTAAAATGACAAAATATAATCTTACCATTACCATTACCTTTATTTTCCAATATTTTATGAATAACTCCGTCCAATTTGCTGCTGTAATTCAACGCCTCTTTATAATTATTAAAATCTAAGCGAATTCCTAATTTAAACAATTGTCTAATAGCAGGCGCCATTAATTTGGGTAAAATACAAGATTGTCTAGCTCGTAGCAATAATGCCAATGTCCCTTTGTCTACAAGCATATTAACAACATGACTCCCTTTGGAACCAGAAACATTGCTAAAAGCCAAAGCAGAATGAATTTCCTCGGATAACTCCATCTCTCTTGGATTAGTCCAACCTAGAATATCTTTGCCGACAATAATATCCGGAATTTGAATACCCACTTGTTTTTTGGTTCTTTTCAAGATAAACAAACGCGCCAACAATTTCAAGTTATCAGGGTCCGTATAGAAGCTAGATGGCAAGTTCAAAATAGAACACAAGTTATAGAAATCTTTGCGTCTATTTTGAATAGGAGTTCCAGATACAAGCCATCGAATGTCTGCTTGAAGTAACCGAGCACTATGATAGCAAGTATTTTTATTTCTCAAATGATGGGCTTCATCAAACACAATACGAGACCATTGTATTTTATGTAAAGGCTTAGTATCATAACCGCTGCTTTTATCGTAAGTCTTTAACTGTTTTTTTGTCATCGTAATGCCGCCGTAACTAGTGATAATAATAATAGCCTTGTCAAGAGCATCCGCAGTAATCTTCTTTTTATTTTGTCCGTGATATATGAGTGCCTTATGACCAGTTGTGCGATAGATTTGAATAAACCATTGGTCAATAAGTATAGGTGGCAGTACAATCAAGGTCTTCGGCAAATAATTCCCTACAAAAGTTCCAATCATCATAATAGTCTTACCTAATCCCATTTCATCTGCAATGAAACCGCCGCGAACATTGTTAGGAGTAGTAACCAGGCCTAATTCATTGGTCAAACACCATTTAACGCCATCATATTGATACTGTTTTTTATCCATATGAGTGCGTTCCAAATATTTATCAAATAAATCCATGCGTTCATCAATAGACAAACTCATTTCTTTCGTAAGTGTAAGTAGTTTTATAAGCGCTTTTCGTTTCTTTAAAGAATTCCGTAATTTAATCTAATATACAAATAAAATAGAAAAGTTATTCAATTTTATTTTATAATATATATAATTTTTGGATTACTTAAAAAATATAAAAATAAAAAAGGGATAACTCTTTCCCTTATGGGATAAGTTTTACCAATCCTTAATGGGAACCCTTTTATAAAGCTAAATCTTATCTAATCTAATCTACATATTTATTTTATTTTTATTTCGATTATAATTTTTCATTATAATTCATTTTTATTTTTATTTTTATTTTTATTTTTATTTTTATTTGGCACTTATATCAAAGGTATTTACCAAGCAGAATTATCTTCATACACAACAGATTTTTGAACTACTTTGTCTTCTTCTTCTTCTTCCTCTTCATCCGAGGAGGTCTCGCAATCAGCCCATGATTTCCACTTCCTAACTGGAGTAGCTTTTATAACAGGAGTTGCGACAGGAGCAACAGGCTTAGGCTTAACTTCAGTAGCCAAAGCAGCGGCATATGAGAAAGCGACTGAAGTGTTAACAACAGGCTCCTTCTTTGTACCTAAAACAGGAAATTCTTCAACAATATTAGTATTATTACTTACCTTAGAGACAAGCTCCTCCTCTTCATCATCAGAAGCATACAACGCATCAAAAGCGTTAGCAGGTTTGACTTGCTTTTCTTTCACAACGACTTTCTTTTGATTCGAAGCAACAGCTGCAAAAGCTTCCCCCTTTTTATTTTTTTCCAATACAGTACAAAATTTCACAGTGTGACCGCGTCCATAGCAATAGCGGCATTCCTGACTCAAAAGAGTAGGACAAACCACAACCCCATTAGGACCAGGCGCAGAGCGAACAAAATGATTAGTATATTCTTTTTCAGACTTTCCAGCATCTTGGCAAACCTTACAGAACTTCTTCAAAGCAGGAGCAGGAGCACGAGAACGATTATTATTAGCAGCAGACATTTTAATTGATAGTGATTGCGTTTAAAACAGTAGACTTTGATAAATTATATCTTTTATAAAATCCAAAAAAAGCATTTCAATTTTTTTTTACTATTCATCTTTTTCAAAAGGTAAAATCAAACACTTAAAATTTATAATTAATAATTAATATAATTAATATAATTAATATAATTAATATAATTAATATAAAAAATTTAAGTTGTATCTATAACCTGATAACTAAGTAAAAAAAATGAAATCACTATAAATAATAAAGTAAAAAACATAGCTTATATATAGAACTGATTAATCACAAAGCAAAGCAAATCAATCACAATAATGTCGTCTTACACATATGAATTAAACAAACTTGATATTGAACAAATATCATATTATTTGGAAAAACTGAAATCAAGTTTCAAAAATATTAAGCAGCAAATAAGAGACGAAAAAGCAAACACATTAAGAGAAATTGAAGAGCAGACAAATGCGAATACAGAAGCCATTGAAGACCTAAAAAGAGAATTAGCAGCTACAAAAACTGAAATAAAAGACATTAAAGAATCAGTATACCAATTGCTTGGAGGTCTCTACAATCATGAATCGCAAGAAAAAGTAGTAAACCACGCAATATCAGTATTATTTTCGGAAGAAGTGGATGTCCCAAACGAAGAATACAACGACGAATCAATATGGCCTACTACACGCCAAGGAGACAAAAATGAAGCAAGAATCCAAAAATTAGAAGAAACTATGGATGTTTTGGTTGATGAAGCCATGAATACTTATAATTTGGAACGTAGACCAAAAAAAAAGCCACTTAGAAAGCCACTTAGACGTAAATAAATGTAGTAGTTAGACGTAAATAAATGTAGTAGTTAGACGTAAATAAATGTAGTTAGTAGTTATAATTAATTAAGTATTACTTTTTTCTATGATTATTTGGCTTGTGGCACAATGTGACCATGACCAATATTATTTGTAAAATAACCATCCCCAATATGTTGACCATATCTAATGTCATCATATGTTTCTTGATTAAATGCGTGATTATAATTACGCTTCACTCCTAAAATAGGTAACAAATCAGTATCAATAAAAGGAATATCAGGACGCCGAATAATAATAGGTCTATATTTTTTTTGTTTTTCTTTATTATTGTTATCGTCTTTATTATCAGAATGTTTATAATATTTATTTCTATATTTTGAAATCAACAACGAGTACTTTGTAGACATTTTATTAAGTTATTATAAATTAGATATAAATAATAAAAGTATTTCAATTTTTTTTAAAAAACAACCTTTTATAATGAAATAAAGAAAGGTTGTGCCAAATAATAATAGAAAAATAAAAATAAAAAAGGTTTATCTCTTTGAGATTTTATGTGCCTATGGCTACAACCTGTATGACATAATTAATTAATTATTTTTTATTTTTGTATCTAACTACTTCTAATAACTACTTCTAACTACTTATTTTCTATAGAGGTATCGATATTCTTCTTTGTAATCATCTATGTAGTTATCTTCGTCCTCTTGGTCTTGTTGTTTTTCGCCTTCTTGAACTTCGACTTTTTTGTTCTCTTCCGCAGCCCTATTGAATTCCTCTTCCACAGCCCTATAGTATTCATCTGGCATATCCTGAGGCCAATGAGAATTTGTTAACATTCTTGTTAGAGGTTGCGGAGGCGGAAGAACAAAGTCTTCTTCTTCAGGCTCTTCTTCTTGTCCAGGCTTGTAATAATAATAGTCAACGCTTGTAAGCACTCTTGTTAGAGCTAGAGGAGCAAGTTCTTCTTTTTCTTCAGAGCAGTCTTCATTACAGCACATCTGGTAGCATTTTGGACAAGGTGTTGGCATGACAAAGTCGTTAGGAGGAGTGTCATATCGGCTTTGAAAATCTGGAAATTCTCCGTCCGCAATAAGCTCTACATCTCCAACCTCTTCATATTCGTCGTAAGAAGCATGTCGAACCATTTGAGGCGGAGGTCCTAAATCAATCCCTAAATCAAAGACAGTATTAACGATGCTCTCAGTAATATTCGCATTCTCGATATTCTCAGTATTTGGGTTCATTTTGTTGGCTTTAATAATATTGAATATTGCTTTTAATAATTTATATCTATAATACATATAAAAAATAAGCATTTCAATTTTTTTAATTAAGTTGTAAATTTTCAAATAGAACTTAAAAATTATAAATAATATAAAAAATAAATTAAAAGTAAAAATTAATATAACTAATAGGATATGGAACCCCAAGAAACCCAAGAAACCCAAGAAACCCAAGAAACCCAAGAAACCCAAGAAACCCAAGAAACCCAAGAAACCCAAGAAACCCCAGAATCAGTAGCA